TATCGGAATTATATTAGAAATAAAACACTAATTGATCTTACTCAGATCCCTCAAGAGATTAAAGATAAAGTATTGTCATCTTTTGAAAGTCAGACTGATAAGAAAAGAGATAAATTATTTAACTATTTCATTGCAAATAAACTAAAGAATTTGATGGAACATATTGGAGAATTTTGATGGGTACTAGAGTAGGTGTTGCTGAATTTCTTGAAAAGGTCAGCAAATTAAAAAAGAAAGAAGAGAAAGTAGCAGCATTAAAAGCTAATGACAGCTTTGTAATTCGCACGATCATGCAAGGCGCGTTTGACCCCCGTGTTAAATGGTTACTACCAGAAGGTGAACCTCCTTATCGTGTCAATGATCTTGTAGATCAAGAGAACGTCCTTATCAAAGATGCACGCAAGTTAGCTTACTTTGTTGAGGGTGGTTATCCTAATCTAAAGCAGACTAAAAGAGAGATGATGTTCATCGAGATGTTGGAAACAGTAACTCCTGCTGATGCAAAGTTATTGTGTGCCATAAAGGAGAAGAAACTCCCTTGGAAGAGTATTACAGCAGATATTGTTAAAGAAGCATTTCCAGGAATGATGCCATAATGAGTAATCAAAAGATTCGTAAGTTCCGCAAGAACGATTGGTCAGATGAAGAATATATGGATGATCGTCGTTCGCGTAAAGACAAACGTGCGGAACGCCGTTTTGAAAGAGCACTAAGAACTAAAGACTTTGCAAACATCACAGAAGTTTTTCAGGAAACTGTTATGTATGTCGGTGAAGGTGTTGAAGAAGAAATAGTTAAACTTCGACAAGAAGGTAAGATCTAATGCCAACATATCGCTTTTTAAATGATGCAACTGGTGACGAGTATGAAGAGTTTATGTCGATATCAGAACTCGATATATATCTCAGTGAACATCCGGAAGTAACTCAACTCGTTAATGGCGCTCCGACGCTCCATTCTGGCAGAGGATTAAAGAAACCAGATCAAGGTTTTCGCGATCTCCTGAAACATATTAAGAAGGGGAACTCAAAAGGTATTACTCGGAGCACTATCAACACAATGTAACAAAGAGAAAAGATGGTACATCAACAAAAAAGACTAACAAGAAAACAAAGACGTATCCTCCAACAAAACGGTAAAAATGAAGAAAACCAAAACTCTCTTAAACTGAACTTCAAACTAAAACATATAGAACCACTAACAGAAAATCAACGTTTAACATTCGAGAAATACCATGACGGAAAAAACCTCCTGCTCCACGGCATTGCTGGTACGGGAAAGAGCTTTTTATCGATCTATCTTTCCCTTCAATCCATACTATCCGAGTCCACTCGATATAAAAAGCTTGTCATTGTTAGATCCGTTGTACCCACACGAGACATGGGATTCCTCCCAGGAAACAACAAGGAAAAAGCACGTGTCTACGAAGCCCCGTATCTAGCCATCTTTTCAGAACTCTTTGAAAGAGGAGACGCCTATGAATACCTTAAATCGAAGAATATTGTCGATTTCATCAGTACTTCTTTCATACGTGGTGTTACTATCAATGACGCTATTATTGTTGTTGACGAAATAGCAAACATGACACTCCACGAACTTGACTCAGTCATCACTCGTGTAGGTAAGAACTGCAAGATCATATTCTGTGGTGACTTCCGTCAGTCGGACTTTACTAAAGAACATGAGCGTAATGGTCTGGTTGACTTTATGCGCATATTGAATAGAATGAAAACCTTTGAACATATAGACTTTACAGAGCAAGATATTGTTCGCTCTGCAATGGTGAAGGAATATATAATTGCTAAAGACCGCCTTAAGATCGTCGCCTAAGTTTAATCGCAAACGCACATTCGATCAAAAACACTATGGCTTCTATGAGCTAGAATCTGAGACAACAGAAAACGGCAGGCACTATATTACACCAGATGGTATACGCCTGCCATCTGTTACAACTGTTCTCGGTCGTAAACTAGATAAAACTGGTTTGATGGAATGGCGGGCTAGAGTTGGTGAAGAAGAAGCAAATAAAATATCAACACAAGCTGCTAATCGCGGAACAGCAATTCACTTGATTGCTGAAAAGTATTTGCTTAATCAAGATACATATCCGCCGAAAACAATGCCTGCTAATGTAGACACATTTTCAAAAATACAAAAGCTTCTTGATAAACACGTTTATGAAATTAATGCTCTTGAAGCTCCGCTTTATTCTTACAAATTAAATACTGCTGGTCGGACCGATTGTGTTGCTACGTGGGATGGTATACCATCGATCATTGACTTTAAGACATCACGAAAATTAAAAACAGAAGAATGGATTGAAGGTTATTTCCTTCAGGCAACTGCTTATTCTATTATGTTTGAGGAGTTGACTGAACTACACATTCCACAGTTTGTAATCATCATTGCAGTTGATAATGAAGAGCCTCAGGTATTCGTAAAATACACAAAAGATTTTTATAGTAGAGTATATGAGGTTTTCTCGGAAACTAAATAGCACAGGAAGCCACTCTAAACAGGATGTTCTGATGAACCATTTACTATTCCTTCTCAAAAGGAGAGAAGATTACAATTCTATTACGCATAATGAGATAGGTCTAAGCACTGGTCTCTATAACTCAGCTAAATTTGTTGTCGATATGATGAACCAATCTATCGATAATCGTGCAACACTTAAAGTTTGTGTTGATGCTAACTGCATCGATCGAATGGTTAATGAAAACAAACCAACACACGTTATTCTAGAAGCACTATGGGTCACGCCAATTAAGTTAACGGAACTTATTCGGCTGCATCCCACAGTCCAATGGATCATTCGCCTTCATTCAGAATTGCCATTTATGGCTGGTGAAGGTATGGCAATGGACTGGATCGCCGAGTATATGAGACTGGATCAGGTTAAGATCGGCATCAATGCACCTCGTATGCTTCGTGAAATTGAAATATATGCTACATCACTTGGTTTAAAAGACAAAGTAATGTATTTGCCAAATCATTACACAGAGAAATTAATGCCAATATCAAGACGTAAGATCGAATTGATGAAGGTAAAGAAGCAATTGGACGTTGCATGTTTTGGTGCTATTCGTCCATTAAAGAACCATCTTGTTCAAGCTATCGCCGCTATTGAGTTTGCTGAGAAACTTGGTAAAACTGTTAATTTTCATGTTAACGCTGGTCGTATTGAAATGAATGGATCACCTGTTCTTAATAATCTTAAAGGGTTATTTGAACAGGTATATGATCGCGGACATCGCATGACAATGCACAAATGGACACCGCAGGAAGATTTTCTAAAGTTATGTCATACGATGGATCTTGGTATGCAGGTAAGTTTCAGTGAGACGTTCAATATCGTGTCGGCTGATTTACTATCACAGGGTGTTCCTATCGTTGGCTCTGAAGAAATCCCTTGGTTGTCACCTCACCTTGCGCATCCGCACGCAACAGATAGTGACGCTATCGCGAAAGCTTTAAAAGATGCTTATAATTATCCATGGCTGAATGTTTGGTTGAACCAAAGATCATTGACTAAATATATAAACAAAACCAAAAAGATTTGGTACAAGACATTCAGGAGTTTTTAAAAATGGATCACAACGAAAAACTAGCAAATCATAAAGTGGTAGCTTACCACTGGAATGACAATGGTAAACTAGATCGTACTGTATATGAATATCAGTCAGCAGAAGATGTAGAAAATTTAAAGAGCAAACATCACCATCATGATCTAAAAGTTTATAACTATCTAGGTCAATTGGTTCATGAGCATCAAAATAACCCTAGCGTTAACACTTACGCTTAAAATACACAACTTGACAATAAGAATAGCTAAGCAATAAGAGCTTAGCAATAAGAAATCAGCACTGATTTTATTGTCAAGTGCTGATTTCTTTTGACTTAAAAACAATTATATCGTATTCTGATAATATGATGGCGTTGATGATTAAACACAGCAATAACGATATTGTTAAGTTTTATAAAATTGTTGACTTAATTCCAAAAGCCATTATAATGAATGATGTTGGTGATGGTACCAACTTTTATGATGAGGATGTGAAGATGAAGACTTTTAATTTTGCAGGCGTTGCTCGCGAAAATGGTAAGTTTGTATTCCGTGCAACTAATCGCGATGGCTATTCAGCCATTCTCGAAAAAGAAGGTAAGACAGACGTTCAATTTATTAAGTTGCCTAAGGCAATGAGTAAAGATGAAGCTCGAGCTTATCTCATATGGACCGATGGTTTTGAGGCAGCTCGTGAGGCTCTTACTGTTAAGGCTAAGACAGCCAAAGCACCTAAGTTGACTAAGCAAAATGCTGTAGATCAAATTAAGTCAAAATTGGCTAACGAATCAGCAATTAAGGCTAAGAACTTAGCAAAACTTAAGGCTACATCAGCAGCTCTTAAGGCTCGCGATAGCCAAGTATCTAATGTTGACCGCGAAGCTTTTGAGGCTCCCGAGTCACTTACGATTGCAGAAGGCCGTGCTTTAGGTCTTGCTGTTTAATAATAGATGCCGGGGGTTAATCCCCCGGTTCTTTTTTAGGTTGACAAATAAAACTGAATCAAGTAGACTGAATAGACTAAAAGGAGTAATGAAATGGCTCATATGGTTGAAACAATGGCTTATGCCGGTGAAGTTCCTTGGCATGGTCTTGGTACTAAGGTTCCTGCAGATCTGACACCTGTTCAGATGTTAGAGGCAGCTAAGTTAGATTGGACTGTTACCAAAATTCCTGCTTACGCTACGATTGGTGATAAGCAGATTGCAGTTGGTCGTTCCGCTCTTGTTCGTGAGAATGATAATCGAATTCTTGATATTGTATCGGATGATTGGAATCCTGTTCAGAATCAAGAAGCGTTTGACTTCTTTAATGACTTTATCGCAGCAGGCGATATGGAAATGCATACCGCTGGTTCACTTCGTGATGGTCAGATTGTGTGGGCATTGGCTAAGTTGAAAGAATCGTTTGAGTTGTTTAAAGGCGATAAGATTGATTCTTATTTGCTCTTTTCAAACTTTCACAAATATGGTTGTTCAACAGACGTTCGGTTCACGCCTATTCGTGTTGTGTGCAATAACACTTTGACTTTATCATTAAATTCTCAAGTTGAGCGAATGGTTAAAATTTCGCATCGTAAGGAATTTAATCCTGACAACGTCAAAGGCATGCTTGGTATTGCTACAGATAAGTTAGCTCAATATAAAGAGATGGCTTCATTCCTGGGCTCTAAGCGCTACACCGACGAATCAATTGTTGACTACTTTACTCGAATCTTCCCTGTGACAGGTTCAAGTGATAACAAGCGTAAAGAAGTATCTAAGAACGCACAGATTGCTTTGGAAGTTCTTGATACGCAACCTGGCGCAGAATACGCGGCTGGTTCTTGGTGGCAAGCGTTTAATGCTGTAACCTTTGTGACTGATCATGTCGCTGGTCGTAACGCAGACAATCGTTTGACATCATCATGGTATGGTAGCAATAAAACACTCAAGACAAAAGCACTTGAGACTGCTGTAGAAATGGCGGAGGCTGCGTAAGCAGCCTCTCCTTCATATTATCATGAAAGGGTAATATATGACAAGCCGTTCTAAGTTTGAACAAAATCTGGAAATAGGTAAAGTCTGGGAAGATAAATTTCTAGAACATATTAAGTCTAAACTTTCTGAGACCGTTACCATTATAGATAATCGTAAGACATATCGCGACGATAAAAATCGTAAGGTGCCTGATTTTACATTGGTTGATGCTAAGACTAATAAGCGCACCTATTACGACGCTAAGTGCAAAGCCTATTATTATGACAAAAGTGTTCAAGGTAAACCTAAAGAGTTGTTTACTATGGACTCATCGTTTGTTGATAGCTACAGATCAATTGCAGAAGAAACTGGCGACAATGTTTATATTGCGTTCTGGGATATGAAGAAAGATCCAGATCATTTTTATATTCTTAATGTTATGGATAAGGAGTATGATACCTTTCTATACAAGAATGAATATACCTATGACAACAGACCGGCGTATCGTTGGGAACGTCAAAACCTTCTGAAACGTAGATTGACTTCTGAAGAAGTTATGTTATAATAGACATAACATAGGAGATTTGAATGGCTAAGTCGTTGTTGAGCGTTAGGAAAAAGAAAAAGACTCGTGTGACTCGTAACGAAGCATATTTGGTCAATTTCAAATATATGGGCGATGAGCCTGAGTATAAGAGTCCTTTAACTGATAGCCAGTACTCGCAAGCTCTTAATTGGTATAACATGATGTGTACAACGAGTGACGCTCGTGAGTATATAACAACATGGCTTAAGGAGAATGGTAAACATAGCGAAGCCAAGCAACTTGCTAGAGTACCAGATACGTTCATCAATTCCACTGTTGGTTGGATTTGCCGTATGCTGTCTAAAGGTTATTTGTTGCCGTTCAGCTCACAAGGATTTCTCGATCGTAATCTTCAGGAGTCTTTATCACACGCAAAAGAGCCTGTACCAGAAGACAATAGTCTAACACCTAAAGTTTCTATTCAAGATCGCATACGTGAAAAGACTCATGACATTATTGGTGAGATTGAATCTATTATAGATCAAAATGAAGTGTTTTCATTATATGACTATCTAAAGAGTAATGAGATACCTGCTCAATATACGACATCAATTATACAACATTACGCTAGTTGGTTGACAGAATTGATTGAGGCATATGAAGGTAAGGATGAGCAGCTCAAAGAAGCATATAGGCATATGACTAAGAAAGAGTTGAAAGATCGTATCATATTCTTTAATGATATGATTAATGACGCTGAGAAGTATGCTGGTGTTGCCAAGAAGATACGAGCACCACGTAAACCTAAGAAAATATCCAATGAGAAGAAGTTAAAGAACTTTAAGTACCAGAAGGAAAGCAACGACTACAAGATTGCATCTATCAATCCTGAGAAGATACTTGGCGCACAAGAGTTATGGACATTCAATACCAAGTACAAGACACTCTCCGTGTTCAGAGCAATAGATCGCGGTGGACTGCAGGTCAAAGGCGCTAGTATTATTAACTACGATGAGAAGGCTAGCTTTACAAAAGGAACTGGTCGTAAACCAGAACCAATTGTTGACAAAGTCCTAAAAGGTGGTAAAATAGTACTTAAGAAGTTGATGGACGAGTTGAAGACAGACAAAGCTCTTCAGTATCGCATCAACGAGAACACAATCCTACTGAAGGTGGTATAATATGAATGTGAATGTGAAAACACTCTGCGATGAATTGTTTGATGAATGGTGTAAGTTAAATCCAGGCATAAGTCCAACTTACTACATGCATTCACCTTATTGGTGGGCGGCTCAAAAGCTGCAATCCCTTAATCATGAAGTTGAGTCTCTAAAATTCGAATTAGAGACAGAGCAGAATAAGCTTATGGTATGGAAAGAATCATATCTTGATCAGGTTAAAGAGAACGTAAAGATGCAAGCGCAACAGGCGGTGAAGTGATGACGAAGAGAATCATTCAAAACTCTGTTAAATGCAATGAGTGTGGTGACGAGATATACTCTGCTCATCGACACGATTTCGTAACGTGCACGTGTGGTAATATCTCCGTTGATGGTGGTACGGATTACCTGCGTCGATCTGGTAAGAATTTAAAAAATGTTACCGACACCAGTATGACCATGGATAAAGATCATCTCAGAGAACTTGTCGATGCTGTTAATTGGGCTAAAGAGACAGGTCGCAACGAACTAGGCACAGCTCTAGCTGTTGTTAGAGCTCTGCGTAAGAATGGTTATCTAAATGAAGAAGCATTTGGTGATTGACTTTTTAAATGATGTCGGTTATAATAAATACTATGCTGAGGTTGATGATACGTTCAGAATAGACGTTTCGGACGGGAGGGCGGCACTCCCCGCCTCCACCATGGATACATCGAATAAGACCGCTGAGTCGTTCTGCACTGCTGGAGCCACGTAACCAAGCGTGGGGCGTCGTAAGGGCGGTGTATCTTTGATGGGGGCGAAATAGGTTCGACGGGAGTGCGATTCTCCCCG